TTTATATGAAGCAGCAGATGATAACGATGCAGCTCAACACGATGTTAATCGATTAGGTTTAGCTAAAGCATTTCAAACATTAAAAACTGGATTAAAAGAAATTAATTTAACTTCCCCTATTGAATGTGAAAGATCTGTGGCTTTAACTTTAGATGGCTGCATACTTCCAACGATAGGTAGAATAGATCTGGAAAATGAAAAAAATTTTGTAGAACTTAAAACTAAATGGCGTAAAAAAAATAGACCCAGAAAAGATGGTACATCTAATTATTCTTTACCCAAAATAGATGAAGGTTATTTAGGATTTGATGAGCATTTAAGTCAAGTTGCTTTTTATTATTTTGCTTGTGAAGAAAAAAAGAAACCTCATTTGTTTGTAATGAATGAAGAACAATACAATATTTTTACACCAGAAAATTGCGATGATTTAAAACCAGAAAATTTAAAAAAACATCTTAATAGATTAACGATGGTAGCTAGGCGTAGAGAAAGAGTAATGGAAAATCATGCGGGTAAAACTACTTGGCATCAAGATATAGCTCCAGACTTTAACCATTTCTTTTGGAAGGGTATGGGAGAACACAGAGATATTGCAATGAAACTATGGGGGTTAGCATGAAAGAAATTAAACCAGATCCATTAGTTATGAATTTACAGCCATGGCTGCTGAACCGACATTTAGCGAAACCAAAAAAAAACTATTTGAAACATCGATTGCTCCTTGTGGGAATAGTTTTAGCTCTCTCTTTAGCGTTAGTTAGTTTCGTTAAATATAGCCAGAGTGATCGTGTAGCGATGCACGACAAAGGTTTTAATACAGCAGTATTCTTTTACCTTCATTCAAACTCTGGCTATGCGAAAGAGAATAAAAATGGGTAAAGTTATTAATCTAAACGCACTTGAAGGTTATTTAGAAAAATTAAAAAAAAATGGAGGAATGTGGGAGCATAAACCAGGCAAATGGATTATTAAACATTTAGAGGTAGAAAAATTAGCTCAACTTTACAATATCGAAACTAATATTGATTTGGTTAATTGTAATTTAGAAAAAGATGTAGCCGTAGTTAAAGCAGCAGCTCTATACAATCAGAAAAAATTTTATTCATTAGGAGAAGTATCTCCTAAAAATAACCAGTTTGAATATCCAATAGCCGTTGCAGAAAAACGAGCTGTGGATCGTGTTATACTAAAAGCATTAGGTATTCACGGCAACGTCTATTCAGATCAAGAAATGCCAAATGAAAAATTTAACAACAATGAGAACACGGGTATTAAATTAGATCATGCAGATATAATTATGCAAAGAATTGAAAGGTGTACCCACCAAGCAAATTTAGAGCAGTTAAAAAGTCAAAATAAAAAATTTTTAACAGAGCTTAAAACACAAGATTTACCTAGGTTTGAAAAATTAAAAAAAGCCTTTGTAGATAGAAAACAGCAATTTACGAAAGGATAAATATATATGGCTGATTTTAAAAAACCACTAGATCCAAACTGGGTGGCAACATTTAGTTTGAAAAGAAACGGAGATAAAAATCCGCAAGATCCATCTACTAAAAATAGACCAGATCTTATCTTAACAGATAGTGAAAGTGTTAATAAAAAAACGGGTAAGCCGTACAGAAAAAACTTTACTATTGATGGAGTATGGATGGAAGCATCTGCTTATATCCAGGAAGATAAATCTTTAAAGATTACTATCAAGAAAACGGGTACTGGAAATGGCGCACCAGCGCAACCAGCAGCTCCAGTTCTTGAAGATGCTCCCTGGTAATACAGAATGGATCAATATGGTTTAACTGCAAAGCAACTTAAACTTTTTAAGTTTATTAAAAACTATATTGCAAAGAAAAACATATCGCCATCTTACGAAGAAATGAAGATGGCGGTAGGTTTAAAATCAAAAAATTCAATTAACAAAAGAGTAAGCCAATTAGTAGATAGAAAATGGATAAAAAGATTACCAGGCAAAGCAAGAAGCATTCAGATAATAAAGCAATGACGCACCCAGATATATTTAAAGAATTTAATTATGAATGTCTGCAAGAACAAGTTGGAGGATCTCATTATAAAGATCTAAAAGTATCTCCAGCATATTTTATATGTGAAAATAAACTCTTGTTTGCAGAAGGAAATGTTGTAAAATTAGTGTGCCGACATCAAAATAAAAATAAATCTGAAGATATTAAAAAGGCAATCCACTATTTAAAAATAATTTTAGAACGAGATTATCCGAATGAACAAGAAGATTGAAAAATTCTGGAATGGAAGCGCAAACTTTACAGCAAGTGAAGTTTTTAATTCTGTTTCTGATGCTGCAAAACAAACCATACCTAGCGATGCAGCTAAATATGAAGTTGATGGTAAAACTGTTAGCTTTGAGTTCGCTAGAATAAAAGAGGTAAGTAATGATAAATCATTACCAACATCTGACACAACAAATAAGTCAGATCGAGAAGGAAAGAAAGTCTCTGAACGCAAAGATAACGAGACTTAAAGCAAAAAACGGGGGAATGTATCCTCCAGGGATTGCGGCTATAAGTAAAACAGCTCATTCAAAATTGATTGCTGTTATAAGTCTGCAAGACCAATTAAGTAAAATAGAAGCCTAGATATTTTACTTTATAACTATTCTAAACTGATTAAATTCGGATACCCCTTCTACGCCTAAATAAAGTTACCTTTATGGCAAAATAATATCTTGACTATTACCAAATTGGTAATTATATATTTTATATGGTTAAAAACTTTCAGAAAAAAAAGTTCGCTACCTACTCTGCATTAGAGAAATACTTTACACAAAAAATCCTTCCACAAAAAAACAAGTCATCCAAAGTTATCGGTAAGACTTTATTTGTCTGGGATAAAAAACCAAAAAATGAATATTGTTTCACACAATGTCGAGTTGGATGTAATAAACAAACCAAACACAAATTTATTAACACAGAAGATAAAACTCAAATAACTTTAGCGTGTTGTGAATGTGTTATAAAAAAGGAGGCTGCTTAAATATGAAAGTTCAAGTTGTTACTGTTGATAGAGCTGGCGGTAAAAAACTATGCGTTCAAGTTGTTTACCAGGTAAACGGCAAAACTAAAAAGCAAAACAAAGAAACTTTTGGTTTGAATGAAAAAAGAAAAGCTGAAGCGTTAAGATCTAAACTAGAAAATTCAGATAAGATAGATGTCATCGATCAAAAAATAGAATTTAATTTTGCTTTTGATGAATACTTTAAAGTTATCAATAGCGATCCAGATACGACATCTAAATATAAAGATATGCAGATTGCATACATTAACAATCATGTTAGACCCCATATCAATAAGCAATATCTAGCAGACTACTTACTATCAGATTTTAGAGAAGTAACTTTACTTGGTATTAAAAATAGTAAAGCTCTACAATGGGTTAAAAAAGATGGGTTCGGTTTCTATAAGAAAAAAACTGAAACCATTGGTAGAGTAACTATTAGAGCTGCGGTATTAGAATTTAAAAAATTCGTAAATTTTTGTGCCAGCAGACAATGGAAGATTGACTATACCATTGCTAATTTTAAATTCGGGCCAAAATATTTTAAAGATTACAATACTCAAATCAAGTGGATGCCTACTACTCCAGAGCTGTTAGCTGTTGTAAATAAGGAACCAGATATACAATTAAAAACTTTATACAAATGCGCTGCTGAAACTGGAGCTAGATTGAGTGAGCTGCTTGGGATCTGTTATGAGAATGTAGATTTTAATGCTGGTGGTGTGTTTTTAGATCACTCAATTAATGAAGAAAATAACTTTAGACCCTACCAGGTAAAGACGCAACGTAGATTTGTAGAAGTATCCGATCAATGTTTAGAGCTGTTTAGTATATGGATGAAGGCGCAGATGTTCCCAGTTACACATAGAAACGTAACTTTTAATAATCCAGATATAAATAAAATGGAACGAAGAACATTTAAGAGAGTGTTTAATGTACCTATCCACGGAGCTAGAAAAAGAGTTAAAGTTTCTGCTAAAAGATTAGGGATCCATTGGCCAAATGGGATGTCTCCTTTTAGAAAGTGGAGCATATCTCGTATGGAAGAACTTAAAATTTTAACTGATAAGCAAATGGATAATAGATTTGGTAACTCTAAAGATATTAGACAAGCTAACTACATCAGAGATTTGAATTTGAATGAGAAACAAAGAAAAGCTGCTATTAATCAAATAACTAAAGGATGATAAATGCCAGCACTACAAGAGAAGGAACGAATAGCAAAAATGATGTTCGTTTTAAGAACTATTAGCGGTAAGACACAAGCTAAAATTTCTAAATCTTTAAATCTTACGTTTCAACAAATCCAAAAATACGAAAAAGCTCAAAATGGAATTGGATCTGATAAGCTATTTTTATTAGCTAAAACTGAAGGTTGGGATATTAACTTATTATACAATGGAGATCCAGAACTGGTGCTGCAACAGATACCTTTATTTAAGCAAGATATGGTGGCTAAAAAGTTTCGTGAGATAGAAGCTAACATTATGGAAGAACGCAAGCTACAACGTCTCTATGCGCCTCTAATGCCTAAATTAAACCGAGAGCTAGCTGGCGAGAATACTTTTAAAGATCCAGTAGCTGATAAAGAACCAATAAAAATATATAATTTATAAAAAACTAGAGGGAGCTAGCAACTCCCTCGTTACTTTTTCCCCTCAAAAAATACAAAAAAAATAGCAAACATCTTTGGTTTACTCTCTTGTTTACTCTCTGATGGTTTAGAATTGTTGTGTGCCAATAGCTATTGGTAATATTCGAACCTACCAATCATTTTGTTAATTATCGTTGTTATATAACACTTACAACCACAATTAGACAAATTTTATTTACCAAAAAGGTTAATAAATAAGGCTTGTTTTTCCTAGCTGTTATCACGTTGATACATCATTTACTCCCCGATAACTCTCTGATACAAGTCTCAAAAAAATAGAAGTCTGGGTGTAGCGTAGCCTGGTAACGCACTAGCTTTGGGAGCTAGGGATCGCTGGTTCAAATCCAGCCACCCAGACCAGATTAACCGCCAAGCGGGTTAGAAGCAGACGCTTTAATTTCGTCTATTTTAACCTTTAATAATTCAATTTGTTTCTCGTTTATCAATATTTTAGTATGGCCATGATTAGTTGATCCATCTATTTCATCTGATAATTTTGCAACCTTTTCTTCTAATACTGCAATCTGCGCAGAATAGTCAGTAGAAGATCTACCTTCTATTTCAGATAATCTAGTAGTCAGTTCTCCATACTTTGTAAAACCAGCTCCAATGGAACCAATTAAACCAATGATGACAACTATGTTAGTTAAGTTCTTTTTAATACTATCCATTTTTAAGTACCTCTATTTCTATTAATAGTTCTTTTTTTCTTTTATTGATGTCGTGTAAGATATTTTCTTTAATGTTTATTGGATCATTACTTATGTAATTAACCAGGGTTACATTGTTATAGATGTCTCTGTTATCAAACATCATAACTTGATTAAGATATATATCTTTACTTTTATAAAACGCCTGGTTGTTATAGACAGCCAAGTTAATAGAGCTATCACTTTGCATAGCATCTAGCTTTATAATACTTTTAACTTCTAAATTTTTAGCAGCATCTTTAACTACTGCATCTACCTTATCCATAGACGCTTCTAATTTATTTATTTTAGTATTAGTTTTATTAGTTTTAGTTTCTGCTTTAGCAGTTACCTTTTCTTCGGTTTCTGTTTTGGTTTCTTCGGCTTTACTTTCGCTGGTTTTTTCTTCCCGTACATTTGTAGTCTCCTTTTCAGTTTCTTCTATAATAGCCATTGCTATTTCAGCTGGTTTTTCTTCTTCTTTTTCTTCCATCATTGTAGTTGGTGGAGGTAAAAAAGAAGCTGTTTGTATCTCTGCTTTAGTTACTTTAGTTTCTGTTTTTTCTTCAAACTCTAATACAGCAGCTGTTATCTCTACGGCTTTTTCTTCTGGTGGTAATGGAGCAGCTGCAATTGTTTCTATTTTTTCAGTAAATATTTCTACAAATTCTTTAGTAAAAAATTGTTCTTCTTCTTCAAATAAAACTTGTTCTTCAAATTCTTGTAATGCTTGTTTAGTCTCTACTTGTAAAACAACATTATTATAAGTCATTGTTAATGATATGTTGTCTATGTTTGGCCCACCAAGATTTGCTGGAGCATTTGCATCTATGGCAGAAATAGTAGTGTTACCTACGTTTGAACCAGTACCCGTATAGATAAGAGTATCAGTAAAATTAGCTCCGTTGATACCCGTTACATCTGTTCTAATAGATGTCATAGTAGCAATAACATTACCAGAGCTATCTTTAATATTAAGATTTATAGTAAATTGATCCGCAGCTCCGCTGCCTCCCCAACAACCAGATACATTACATTCTCCGTTTTGCACCTCGGTTACTTGGTTTAAAGTTATACCATTATCCAACATATTCTGGGTAATAGTATTAGTTGTTAAATTTACATCTTGTGAAATAGATCCGCTATCGCCATACTCTAAATCATAATTACTTGATACACCATTTAGCTCGCAGCAATCATTGACTACCTGGGTATCCCCACTTGTTGTCCAGCCATTAGCATTACCCGTTTCAAAATTACCATTAGTTAATAAGTTACCAGTTGTTATTTCTTCAGCTTTTAATCCAACTGAATTGGCAAACCAGGATAATAGCAACCAAAGTAAAGCTGCTAATATAATATAAAATTTCATTATCTAACTATGTTAGGTTTAATCTTTTCTATTTTAATTTTATTTTTTTGATCTTTTATTTTTTTTAATTCAAGTTTTAGATACTGTTCGTAAGTTGGCATCTTG